CTCAACGGCGTACCTCATTTCCCCATTATAACATATATTCTCGTACCTGTCAAGTAGAAAATAGTGTACTTTATTTAGTGAAAATATGTGAAATATTTAGTGTAAATACTGTTGAAACATGATTGCGTATATGTTATAATATAATTGTCAAAAGGAAATAAACAATTTAATACGAAAAGGAGAAAAAATATGTATAAAATTTATGAGGTAGACCCAAAAAAGAGCTTACACGATATAATGTTTGACGCATGGGAGCAACATCCAATAGTATTTATCAATGGAATACCGCATAGAACATTATTGTTGACACTTGCGTATGATTTCGAAAATGATATTGGACCCCATTCAACTCAAGGGCGTACCACATTTTCAATTATATTGTCACTCATTAAACGTAATGGTGGTATTACATTTACAAATAAAAAAGTACCGCGCAATTTAATACGCGGTACAATTACTTATTTATTAAAATTTTTAATAGTATTAACGTTAGTTAGTTCATTATCTACTGGGTAATTTGCTATTACATCACCACCAAATAAAATATCACTTTCAATAGCAGTACACATCTTTCCGGTATCTGAATTAAAAAACTTTTTTAATTCGTCAACCGTGTTAATTGTTCCACATTCAAGTTCAATATTATTTTCAAACATAATATTTCGTATATTTTCCGATAATATTTCATCATTGAACCCAAAATAGAATTTACGTTTTGCTGGTATATTTACAAGAAAGTCAATGTCTTTTTCTAAATTATTGGTTATCAGACCTATTTCTAGGTTGGGATATTTGTTAGCAACGTAATTTAATATAACTGTTCCGCCAGTAAAAACAATATTATTATACATCCCATATTTTTTTACTAGTTTAAAGAAGTTGTCATAATTAGAAAAACTACCTCCTTTATATTCTATATATAGTTTTGCGTTTGAATATTTACACAGATTTATAACATCTTCTATTTTTGTTGCACCCATTTGTGAAATACCACCGGCAATACCGAAATCAAATTGCTTTGTCTGCTCATAAGTAATATCACCAATATTAATTGTTTGGCTTATAGTGCTACCATCTAAATTTCTAGCCGTTCTATTTATAGTTGTGTCATGCAAACAAACTCCAACACCATCTGCCGTATAAATTAAATCGGCTAGAATTAATTTATACCCATGTAAAATAGCTTGCTTAAATGCGTATATAGAATTTTCATTTCCACCATATCCCCTATAACCTAGCCTATTTATTACTTTAAAATTAGTGTTGCTAAGCACTCTATTTAAAATTTTAGAGTATTTAGCTTTTATGACATTTGGCACATAGCTTTTTAAATTACTACCAACAGATAATTCAGAAATTCTAGCACTAGGGTTGAAATTAATTAGATTTACGCTATTTATCCAAAATCTTACATATTTTGCTTTTCTAATAATATTGTTTTCATAAGAAACGCTTGAAATAGCATACCAAGTCAATAGCTCTTTATTTTTATCGTAATAGTAAACTCTACCATTATATTCAGTATTAAAAGCTGTGCTATCAGTTTTTAATAAACCTACTAATTGATATAAATATTCAGTTGATACTAAATCAGAAATTTTTATATAATCACTATACGCTTCATTAGTTGATAGTACAGTAATAAAAAAATCTCTTGCTAAAGTACCTGTATAGGTTTTTTCCAAAAAATTTTCCGGAAAAGCCACCGAACCCATTATTTTATTTATATCATTTGTGGTGTTTCTTATATTTTCACCAATATTTTCATAACTTGACCCTGTCCATGAAATTCTCCCATCTATTAATTCTGCGTCACCTGTAGTACTTCCATCCTGTAATTTTGAAAATTCGTTCATGCGACTAATTAAATTACTTATATTATTTTGTAAATTTGTAAAAAATGGCTCTAATAAATTTGTTAATTCACCACTTATAGCCATTTGGTCTAGTTTATTATTAATTTCTTGTTGGACATCCAGACTAGCAAAATAGTTATTTACATATCCCTGCAACTCAACATAAGCTGTATGCAGATTAGTAACATCACCATGTAAAGTTTCAACATCTTCCATAGTTTTATTCAAATAGTCCACAACCTTGCAGAGCAACTCATAATAACTCAAACTATCATCATACACCAGCGGTAGCACTTTCTGACACCAATATCTAAACGGTTGTAAAGTCTTATAATCTCCCAACTGTGGTGTAAAATTAGCTGGCTTGTTAGGTTTTATAGTTCTTTCATCACTCATACTTTTTTCTCCTTTACCATAGCCCGAAAAATAAATCATCAAATTCAGCAATAACCATTCTATCAATATTAAGAAACGTGTCACGATATTCTTTCAACATTCCGCTATAACTTCCACTACCCTGTTTACCGCTAACCGTTTCTAAATATTCCTCCGTATTATTCATAGTACCTGTATTGCTATTACTTCCATTTTTTGTATTTGTTCTATCACTTGTATCACTATACTTAACGGTTCCAGTATTTTTATATTCACTACTACCACTATTACTACTTTCACTTGTGCTACTATCAGTATTAGTAATCTTCCTAGCATTAGTCAAATACGTTTCATTTTCGACCCCAGTAAGAGCGCCTTGTGGTGTATCACTGTACAAGTCTTTGCTACTACCAGTTCCAGTGTCAGTAACACTTCCTGTACTACTATTTGTATTATTTCCACTTGTAGTATTATCCCTAGTTCCACTACCTGTATTTTTATCTGTGCTTGTTTCAGTTGTCGTTCCATTTTCTGTTTTATTTTCGTCAATAGTTCTATTATGCGTTCTCGTAACATTTACATCATACAGTGGGTTAAATTCTAACAGTGCGCTTTTGTAAAGTTGATTATAATATGGCAAAATTTCTTCTAACCTAGTATTTAACCACAACTTCCAAATACCAACAGTTTCAGAACATATCTCCCTTAAATAATAATGTTTTAAAATTTTCTTGCAAATAACAGCTCTGTAATTTTCATCAAAAATTTCAGCTTTTGTTGTAAAAATTTTATTCCAGCTATTATTTAAAATTTCGTCAACATCATCACACCCTTTAGAATTTTCAAGTCCCGACTTACTTTCACAGATAAAACGAACCTCAGTTGTATACTTACTCATTTAACACAACCTCACTTTCTCCCTCTGTGGTATCAACTCCTTGCCCCTCATAGACACTCATAAAATCTTCTCTATAATTGACTTCAATATTAGTTCCAAACATAGCATTGATTTTTTCAACAGCTTCTCTTCTGCTCTGCAATCTGGAATACCTACTTGAAATAGTTCCGCCCTGTGCCTGTGAACTTTCTATAGATAACATACGTTCACGCTTTTGTGCTCCAGTGTTATTAATGCCTAAATAGGTCAACGCTTCATTCCAATACATTTGTTTCAAATTATACAATTTATCACAAACATATGGTGCACCTGTCTGTAAGCATTTTAAAGAATTTAAGTCAAGGTTTTTATCACCAAAAATGAAAGGTGAATTACCATCAAACTCTTTATATAAATTCTTTAATGTCAATCTCTGTTGTTCTGTACCCTGTATCAGCACTGGTGTTTTCTGTGCGTTAGCGTTTACATCTATAATTCTATCCAGGTTATACAATCTTCTTGCAAACATTTTCACTTCTAAAATTGAATTGGTGTGCAAATAGTTATTCCAGATAATTACACTGTTGCTTTCTTTCAACAATTTCTGGTAGTTATTATAACCAGAATAAGCACGCCTTAACACTGGATTTCCGTAAACATCTAATCTTCCGCTAGGTAAACAGTCTAAGCAAAGATTGCCTATTACGTCATCATCAAAATAAACCATAGACCCAGTCTCAAACAAATGTAATTCAAGGTATCTTGCGTCTACTGTAGGTGGCAAATTTTTCCATTCAAACATTGATACGCTCAACTCTGTTAATCTGTTCAAATACTGCATATATGTTAGATTATTTACAGTAGCACTTTCACCGAATAGTGTTTTTTCTCTTTTTCTGTTTCCCATTTATTCACCCCCTTGTGGACTATTATCTAAACTATAATCACCTATTTCAGACCCATTTTTCCAAAATGTAATACCGTTGTCATAAATGCTACAAATTAACCGCATATCATCACTCGGAATGCTACCTGTTATTGTACACCCTATAGTTTTAACATAATTCCAATGTGGACGACTATCTCTGTTAGGAATTTTCAGTCTTTTCACAGCATATCCATAAACAGTGAAATAATCATCAATCATTCTGGCATATTGGGCACTTATGGAACATCTACCGCCGTAAAAAGATTGTAGTCCACTAGCAACACTATTGTTACCAGTGTTAATACTACCTCTTACAACATCCGCTTGAATTGAAGCTTGATACCCCTCCGACAGTGATTTCATAACTGTGTTTGCAGTGTTTACAGTCGCACCTACAACTCCACCTCCTAAATAACCGCTTGCCATTTTAACCCCTGTTTCTGTCGCTAATGGCAAAGCATTTTGTGCCAGCCATGCGCGAAACGCGTCTGTACTCCATGAGCACATAGGATAATTCGCCAGTGTTAAGGTTTCGTTTAAATTTAGTTCAGCACCCTTGTAATTGCGTGGTCTTAGTACACATTGTATAGGCATTGTCATTGGTACTGTTATATTCCATGCTGGCGTTAGGTTTTCAAAAAACTCATACCTTAAATTTAGTGAAGAAGCCCCAGCATTTGTAATACAATAAAAATTATATGGATATGTGTATAGTTTTTTATTTTTCGGTTTATATCCATCTATTTTCATTTCATCACTTACCGCACCACTTGAACTATTAAACGAATACGCATTTTTTGAAAAAACAATTGTCATTCCCTCATCTGGTATAACAGTACCAGTGGCGATAGCTGGTGCAATATACATAGCTACAACTGCATCTGGTTTTTGAGCGTATTTCGTTAAAAGTGTGTTTATTGATTCCGGCTTATCGAGTGGGTACGCATGTAATGTACATCCACCGTACACACCGTCATAAACTGTGCCATTGGGAGCTTCATCTGCGTCGCTAACAGCAACAAAAACTGCAAGTTTATTTAGCGCAACAGATAAATCTTTGTAATCGTTAAACACATACTCACCTAAATTCACGTTTTCTGGCTCAATGTGAATACCAATATTATCTGTTACTGTGTGCTCTCTTTCAACAAAGCATTGGTCTAAACTGTAATCAAAAAACCATGTCTGCATTACATCAATTTCAAATTCAATCTGTGAACATTCATTGTTTAAATACTCAACAGAAGTGATAAACGCGTAAAACCATTTATTACCATATGATGTGTTTTGAAACATCATATAATTACAGTCATACAAATTATCAGCTTTTATTCCAACCCTAGCATAACCACGCTTAACTCTCTGGTACGTGTAATTATTCAAGTTGTATTTTTGCAATCCCATGAAATAAGTAGCCTGTGCACTGGCGCTTCCAAAATATATGGTATGGTCAAATGTTTTATCTAAAGGAACGTCTTTTAAAATACGAATATTGGTATTAGGCTCGATATACATATATTAACCTCTTTCAAAACTCTAGGGTAAGTTATTAACTCACCCTAGATTGACTATTTACTCTTTATTCATTGTTACAGTATCACCGACATTGTTAGCGCTTGAAATGGTTGTAGCGCCCTTATAAGTCTGACCATTAACCTCTGCCACTAAAGTGATTTCGGTAGTGGCTTTTGAAGCTGGAATAATAACAGCGCCGTATTTCTGAATAGCAATTCCGTTTGTAGTGGTGCTTTCATCCTGTACAAAATGAACACTATTCGGCTCAAGGCTAGCTTCGTCTGTATCAGCACTTAACGCAAATACTGTAGCTTCTTCACTGTGGTCTTTGCTGATAATTTCAACTGTTAATGTAGTCGGTAAAGTGATTGTTTCTGTGCTCTGAACGAATACAACAGCGTTCGCAAATGGTGAGTAAGAAACAGTTTTCCATGTGTGGTAGAAATAGTTCCAATACATGCCACTAGCTACATACTTTTCTGTGAACTTGTTATTGTTGTCGTAAACTTGAAACCAATTTTCATCAAGCAATACCGCTTTTACGTCTTTCATCAGATTTAATTCAGCTGTTGTGATTTCTTCAATACCGTCAGAATTTTCTCTGATAACGTCAAAACGTTCGTTGTCAAACTCAGACCAACTGTCAATAAGAAACAGCCTACCCATAAAATCTGCTTTTTCCATGTTGAAAGCTGAAGCAAGAACAGATACATCAAATTCTGCATTGAATGTTGCATCCATGAAAATAACCTGTCTGTCTTTTGGTGTGTTTGTTTTAACACCAGACTCGTTATAGTTTGATGACATAAACGGTAAAAGGTTTGATGTTCCCCTAAATTTAACAGCTGCATTCGTTAAATCGTTAGCCTGTCCTGTAGAAATCGGAAACATTTTTCCGTGACTGATAGCTTTAATTAACAGATACTTAAACAGCAAAAATTCGTCATATTCAGCTGCTGTGTAAACGGCGTCAACGATTTTTGCAATAAGGCTCTGCACTCCCTCAATTGATAGAAAAGCCTGTCGTAAATCTTCATCTTGTATGGTAACTGGATAGACAACGCGCCAGTTCATTGTGTGAAATACGCTTCTTACGTCTGGAAGTGTTCGCTTAAATTCTCTTTTTGGCGCTTTTTCAACATCAAAAACAACAGCTTTGGCAATTGAAACGAAAATATCTTCCACACTTTCACCAAATTCAAGATATCCTTTTTTCAAAATTGCATATGGATTGTTGAATGTTGCACTCTGCATTCGTACAATTGCAATACGATTTACAAGTGCGTTAATGAACTGATTCGCAAAAGCCGGTGTACCATAAATTACTTCACCTACTTTTGGAATATCTGTTGTCTTTGTAACTTCTGGCACATTCTGCTGATAATCATAACTTGCATTTTGTCTGATAACGTTTAGAATGTCCATTGTTGATGCGTTTAATGTACTAACAGCAACTCTTCTAGCCATATTTAACCCTCCTTAAATAAATCTGAAAATGTTTTTTTCACTTCTGGCTCTGGTTCTGGTTCTGGTTTAGGGTCTGGCTCTGGTTCTTTACTGAAAAAACGATTCGTATAACGTTCTCGCCACGATTTATCATTTTCTTCATATTTTGTTTTCCAGTCCTCACCATCACCACTTGCTCTTGTTTCTAAGTCGGTGAGCGTGTCACTAACATCTTCAAGAAATGAAATTGTTTCGTCATCCGTGCTATCTCCTACTCTTGTTTTAATTGCTTCCAAAATTTCATCTTTATTTTTTACAGCCATATTATAACCCCCTATTCAACTTTTGTCCACTTGTTTTTATCAAAAATTTCGGATAATCTTAAAGAAAGCGGATGGTCTGGTGAAATAAGAATATCTCCGTTTTCTGTTACCATAATTTCAAAGCCAATTTCGTGTTTGTACTTTCCTTTTGTAAATAACATTTTATCAACTCCTTTTTTCTTATAAATTGTTTCACGTGAAACATTAAAAATATCGAATCATCATATAAAGTGGTAATTTTGTTTTTCTTTTTGTTGTGGTTCCACCACCCCCACCACCGGCACTAAAATAACGATATAACATTACTGCATTGTTAAAAATTTCTGCTTCTGTTAAATAACCATCTTTTGTTATCCATTGAGTAATATTGGTGTTGTTTGCGTTACTAGAAATAAAATTGTAACACGCTTGTGCTCGTTCAACTCGATAATCCCATGACGCGTCGTGTATGCCCTCCCAACACATATTCCAATAATGCGTTAGACTTTCAATGTCAGTGCTAGTTGACTTTAAAAAATCTTCCAGTGTAGCGTACTCTTGATACCCAGTTTTAGGCATCCACACATTTTCATGTACGATATACGCGCACTGACCGTTTCCATCATCATCAGCATAACCATTTGATTGTAACCATTCATGCAACTGATAAAGTCTACCGTGTGTATCTCCGTCTGTGTTCGTCCATTGACCTAGACCGTACCCTACGTTTAAAGCTGTCCAGTCGTGCGGTTCTTTTTCCCAAACACCTGGGTTTATATTTGATTCTTGCCAGAAATTACCACACATAGCGGATACAACGTAGATACTAGCACCATAGCCACTAACACCACCATCACCGTACCGAAATAATCTTTGGAATGATGACGTATAAGTACTTATACTTACTTGGTCTGCTAGTGGTCTTTTGTCAGTGTGAGCACCCATGAAAATGCCAGAACCTTGTCCGCCTTGGTAACACATTTCTGTGTGTGTTGGGTTTAAACCTATGTCACCGGCTAAATACTCGCCAGTTGCAGATACTTCTGTAAAGCCTAATGATAATAGCACTTCTGCCTCATTGTAGGTTGTAAATGCGTTGTTGTTTGGTGCATAATTAGGGGTTTCAAAACCACCGGCTAACAGAGCGTAATTTATAAAAGAACTACAGTCATAGTAAGTAATACCGCCAATCGTTTGTTGATTCCTATATGTGGTACTATATCCTACGTTTGGAGCGTTGCATGTTTCAATAGCCCACGAATAAGCCTTGTTAATATCTGGCATGTTACCCCTCTACAATATAACAGTTGTACCCCTTTTTGCTTAACTCTTTTTTCAACTTTTCAGCGTTTTTTCTGCTACGAAATGCCCCTACTTGCACCTTATAAAATTTCTTTATGTTCGTTAATTCCGCAAACTGGGATTTTCCGTCTGCAATACAGATACCTTTTGCGATTGCTCTACCCAGTTCTTTTTCGTGGTTGTCAATCCATTTTTCAGTATCGTCATTATCGTGAAATTCACATTCGAGATAAGCTGTCACACATTTTGTTGCATTAATTTCATATAGATTATTTGTTGTTTGTACACCTTTATCTTCTGTTGGAGTGAGTTCAGCTACTTCCTTGTATATTTTGTTCACATATCTATTATTTATTGTACCTGGATAACATAACATTAAAGTACCGTGACCACCTCCAGCATTTGTATGAATCGGGATATGTAAATCTGCCCCCCATTCGTTACTTTCTTTTACTCTGTCTTTATAGGTATTTTCTGCTACTGATGAACCAACCTTAACTTCATACCCATTCAATTCTAAATATGCTCTCGCATAATCCGCAATCTTGATACAATGAAAAGCTTCTGAATGTTTACCACCAGCTACAATATTGCTCCACTGGTCTGACGGTGAAAGATATACTTTCATTTTTAATCACTCCTTATTAATGTCTGAAATATGAAATAGCTCCATTAGTTTGTCTGGCAAAATGTCTGAATTAATTTTACTGATATTTTCCAGAATTGAAACTAATTCAGTTGTGCATACGTAAAGGATTATAATCGGAAGTATTGATACATCTATATGAAAACCAATATATTTCCCTTGTGTATCAACCAACCATGCTACAATGTAGCAAAGTATAAAGCCAATTTTTTTGAATAATCCATCACGTAGTTTTGCTGATTTAATGTCTTTTGATTTTACCGCGGAAATAATACCTGTGACTAAATCAAGAGCATTAAAAATCAGCGCAATAATAACAGGGTAAAACTGCATACTTTTTTCACTTCCTCTCTTATTCATTTTAATTTATTATAAACTAAATCTTGAAAAATGTCAATAGGTATGATATAATTTAATAAGGAAAGGGGCAATAAATTTTATGAGCAAATACTATGATGGAACTAAACTCTTATCAATACTTGATATAAATGGAAATAAACCAGAAATATACATGTGTACCACTAATCGTACAGGTGGAAAAACAACCTATTTTGGCAGACTGTGCATTAACAGATTTCTTGATAAAAATGAAAAGTTTGGACTTTTATATAGGTACAATTATGAACTAGACGACATTGTTGATAAATTCTATAAAGATTTAGGTAGTTTATTCTTTCCCAGTTATACTATGACTTCAAAAAGAAGAGCAAAAGGAACGTTTCAAGAGTTGTTTTTGAACGAAAAAAGTTGTGGTTATGCTTTGAGTTTAAACAATGCAGACCAAATCAAAAAATATAGTCACTTATTTTCAGACATTCAGCGAATGATTTTTGACGAATTTCAGAGCGAAACAAATCACTATTGCGATAATGAAACTAAGAAATTTATAAGTATTCACACATCCATAGCTAGAGGACAAGGCGAACAAGTTCGATATGTCCCAGTTTATATGTTAAGTAATCCAGTCAGCATTATAAATCCGTACTATGTTGAAATGGGCATTTCTGGTAGGCTCAAAGACGACACAAAGTTTTTAAGAGGGGACGGCTTTGTACTTGAACAGGGGTATATTGAAAGTGCAAGTATAGAGCAAAAAAATAGCGGATTTAACAGAGCTTTTTCTAAAAATAGCTATACTGCCTATAGTAGTGAATGCGTGTATCTGAATGATAACAAGGCTTTTGTTGAAAAACCAGCTGGAAAGTCAAAATACCTTTGTACTTTAAGATATAAAGGAAGTGACTTTGCGTTACGCGAATATACTGAAAGTGGTCTAATCTACTGTGACGACAAGGCAGATAGTTCTTTTTTAACTAGAATTTCAGTCACGACTGACGACCATAATATAAATTATGTTATGTTGAAACGTAATGATTTCTTTTTATCGAATTTGCGCTATTTCTTTGAGCATGGTTGTTTTCGATTTAAAGATATGCGTTGCAAGGAAGCTGTGTTATCAGCTTTAAGTTATTAGGTATCTGCTTTTGTTTCCATTAATGAATAAACAGGGTAGCACGGTTGAAAAAATACTGCCTGTTTACTTTTCGGTTGCGCTGACCGCTTTAAATGGTACAAAAGTTACAGATATAAAAATAGCGTGAGTAAAGAAGATTTTTTCTTCTCCTCACGCTATTTTATTTTATATTTCTTTTTCACATTTTATTAAATACTCTTTAGTTTTTTCTGGCGTTGTGTTGTACTCTTTGCATGTTTCCTCTAAAACGCAATGCTCACAGTCTGTGTTATCACATTCTTCTATTAGAAAACCTAATAACTCACCATATGTCATATTTTTACCTCATTTCATAAGTAGTATTCACAAGTAATACGCCTCCACGTATGCGAATTGGTCTAAGCTTATCTGGCACTTTCAACCCAACTTTAAAGTCGCTATAATCTCTAACAATCGGCTTGTTGTTTTTATCAAATAAAAATTCTTTTTCTTCATCACTCCAGTTTTCGTTTACATCAGCTGTACCTTGCATAGATATTTCAAACAAATCTTTGCATTTTTTCGGCATACCAGCACATTTAATATTGTTGTATTGTTTACTTTCTTCTAATGGGATAAGATTTTCGTGTGTAACGTGTTCAATATAAGTTTTCTGCCTTGTAAATATAGCTTTATCCCAACAACTTTCTAATTTCCAGCAACAAAATTCTTTGTCGTCTACTTCAATTCCTTTTATTTCTTGCGGTAATAAATCACAATGTATGCTGTCTGTATCTGCGTATATAAACCCCCTTTTTTCTGCTCCATAATAATTTTTCTGTGCGGCTCGTATTGTAAAATTTCTTGAATATGATGTAATAGCAGAGCCTATAGCAATATAACCCGGCTTCTTTTCGTTTTCTACTACTTGCATAAATCCTATAGATTTATCGTCTTTCACGTATGCAATCTTAAAAGAAGAATCGGTGCTACTTGCCATTTTCCCATATAGGTTATTTAAAAATAGCTTTGCTAACTCTCTTAACGCACCTTTACTTTCCTTTTTTATCTTAGCGTATTTGTTGATATATTCGTCAAAAATACCAACCATAGAATAGAAATAACATCCATCAAGGATTTCAAAATCAACTAGCTCATAGTGTTCTTTTATTAATTGATAATCTGTCATAGTTAAAGTTAATTCTACTTTAGCTTGTTGTATATTTCCGTCTTTATCTATATAATAAGGAAAATAATCGTCGTTTTCGTGATTGTACACATCGCTGGTTTCTAATGATTCCGTTCCTTTATATTTTAAATCCCCTTTTATTTGTATAAATGGTAAATAGTTGTCTTTTATGTAAAACCTTGTTTTTATTCTTACAAAGTAATACATATTTTCTTTTAGCGCTTCTTCTGGAATAAAATTTCCAGTCCAAAATTTTGGTAAACCTATAGGATATTTATTTCCGCTTTTACTACTCATCATAGATGGGTAAAGAGAATTTACATCAGCCGTTGTCCCATTCGTTTTTATTTTATTTTCTTTTCCTTTTACTAAATAGCACCAGCCCCCCCTATATGATTTCCGTAACCAATCACCGGCATTATCATATTTGTGTTCTTGTTTATCAATTTTAAAATCATATAGATTAGGAAACATTTCGGCGTAATCTAATTGAATTTCTAAAGATGACCGACATATTTTTTTATATTCTTCCAAACAACATGAACCTATGGTTAATTTATTATGCCCTTGTTTAAACATAATTTCTAGTGCTTCTTTCACGACAAGAACATCATTCGCTATATACTCTTGTTCTTCTTTTGTTATCTCGCACCCAGCATAACGAAAGCCAGTATATTCCATATCTAATTTTTTATGCTTTGTACCAAAGCTTTCACCTATTCTTTTAACAGAAAAAGGTAAAAGTTTAAGAGAATCACGTATTTCTATAAAATGATTTTTTACCTTTACTATGATAGAATACCACATTCCTCTATCAGATATGGAGTATTTAAAGGTGTTATTAAACATTTTAAATTGCTGTTTCCATTTTACGTCAGTTTCTTTATCTCCAATTTTATCATATGCCTGTGTAAATTTTTTATCAACTAATAAATATGATAACCAAAAAGCCCCATCAAATTTTAGGTTGTGATAATATACAACAACGTTGCAATTTAATGACACTAAATAATCAAAAGTTTCAGCTATACTATGTAGAATTGTTACTTTATCACTGAATAGTTCTACAAGCGCACTAGCCCACACTTCTGTGTTTACTTGCCCTTTGTACACAGTTGTTTCAAAATCACCCATAAAATAACGATATTCACGTTGTTTCATTCTGGTTGTTCAAAATCCTCATTATATTCTGATTCTAAATCTAAATCTTGTAACTGTGAGGGCGTTAAAGTATTACCTGTTAATATTTCCATAAATAATCTAGTTGCTGACTGTATTGCTTCTGCTTTACTGTCCCATAATACTATAGTTATTAGTTCTGATAGTTTATCCGAATTTGCTTGTAATCTATTTCCAATTTCTTCTTCACCAAATAACGCTATTTGCTGATTAATTAAAGTTAATAATACGCTTTGTGATCGTATAGTTTCTTGTAGTGCTACAGGTCTACGCCTTTTTCTTCCTACCCAACTTGTATCAATTTGTAACCTACTTACAAAATCATCTATTATATTTTTAAAGACCTCTTTTCCCTCTGATGGTAGTTGCTCACGGTGTTTTTCTGCGTCTTTAAAAGACCAACTACGGCGTTGTTTCTGTCTTTCTTTTCTAGTTTTAACAGCTTTTCTAGCTCTTTGTTTTCTTTCTTCTTTTCGTCTTTTCTGTGCTTCTTCAATTTCACCTGTCGATTCTTCTACATATAACGATTTTTTATATAACTTTTCTGGCGTTAATTTCTCTAATTTTCTTACACTTGCTTTTGTTACTTTTTTAGGCTTTTGTGGGATTATATCTTCCTCAAATATAAATCCACGTTTTTCTGCCCGACGAATAAATTGTTTGATTCTTTTTAGTTGTTTTGAGTATAACTTTTCTGATTCTGTTTGTTTCCGTTTCTTTGCCATAATTTCACCCCTTTAATAAAATAAGGGGGGTTGCCCCCCCTGTTAAATCAACTTTATCAGATTGACTCCACATCAAGAACACAATTGATAAAATCACGTCCAGCTTTTGTTTTACCACTAATTTTAATAACTGTAAATGGTGTGGTTTCCATTACACTGTGAATATCACTGATTGAGCGTTTAAAAGTTGCTGACTGACAGCTGTAAACTTTTTTCTCTGGTGTAATAATACTTAACACTTCTACAACTTCTCCGGTTTTTTCTTTCACGTCATCAAATGTTAGATAACCATCAACTTTGATTTTTTCACCGTCTGCTACATCTTTCATTGATGTAATATCGGGGGATGTTGTCATAAGATACTTTTCAACTGGTGTAAACTCTCTTGATGTTGCTTTAATTGTAATCATAATTTTATTCTCCTTTTATTAGTTGTTTTCTGTTTCTGTTTCGATGAATGGGTCTTCTGTTTTTCCTGTTCTATCTAACAGAGGACGTGCAAGCTCAACAAATTCCTGTTCTGTCATTCCGTAAAGTGTTTCCTCTGTTTCAGTATCTACAACATGTACGACTTTCAATGATTCAGTTTCCAAAAGAGGCTTTACCTTTTTCAGAATTGTTTCCTCATCTTTGTAAGTACGTGGAATTGTAACAACCTTGTTGCATGGTTCTGCGTGTTCAATGTCCAAACAAAGAACGTTGACTTTTGTTGTTGTGATGGTACGTGTAACCATTGGTAATCTTGCCATAGCTTTTTTCTCCTTTTTCTTTAATTTTTTGTATTTTTATGCAACACCCTCTTATGAGGGAATAAAAGTAAACGGAATTGCACTGTTTTAATGTTTCACGTGAAACAATTAATGCGTACTAGCATACTTTTAAGTTTTTTGGGGTTTAGGTGGGCGGATTGAATACCGCCACACCTGTGGCAAATGTAACTTGTTATTCCTCATTACTTTTATATATTATCATATTTTGTTATAAATGTCAATACTTTATTTGATTATTTAAAATAAAAATGCTCGGATAATATATAATCTCTGTAGCCCTTTATAATATCTTTTGATACCTGTTCGGCGGTTAAGCCGTGGGAAATGTGGTTGGATATTTCCGATATTGTAAAATGGTAAGTGTAAATGCCTAATGGTTGAATATCAGCAATCAAAACGTCGTCCTGTACCCAACAATTTGAAAAGCCTTTAATTTTTTTGTGCAATGCTTTTCTAACCTTATTTGCAAAAAATGCTGTCGTTGCTTTTTCTACTTTAACTGTCATTGTTTTTTCTCCTTTTCTGGTACGCTAGTTAATTTTTTAACAATATTTTAATTTTCTATATCAGTTTTCTTTCTTTTATTTCTTCTACTTCACCTTTTGCTATTGCTAGTAATCCTATAATTTGTATTGCACTATCTACACCTAGTTCTTTCATTAATTTATCAATTTCTTGTTTTGTAAGTGTTATATCATATTTTCCTTTAAATAACCAAACAGAAAAATCGTCAAATGGTATTAATACCTTAACTCCCATATCGTTTAATGCGGATGTAAACTTGGTTAAATTAAACATATTATATCTCCTTTTTTCTTTATATTATCTACGTGTGCAAATTGATAAAACTCATTAAATGTCATTGATAATTTTATTTCCTATGTTTCACGTGAAAACATAGTAATCTTTTTTGTAACCAATTACTTCTTTAATGTCTTGTGCAGTATAAATTGCAATCGGCAACTCTAAACAACTGTCGCTCTTTTTATAGATTTCATAAATATCATTTTCGAAATCATACGCAAGTGTCAACAATAATGTTCTATGCGGTATTCCATTGATAAATACTATTGGATGTTGCTCCCATGCGTCAAACATTATATCGTGTAAGCTCTTTTTTGGGTCTACCTCATAAATTTTATACATATTTTTTCTCCTTTTCGTATTAAATTGTTTATTTCCTTTTGACAATTATATTATAACATATACGCAATCATGTTTCAACAGTATTTACACTAAATATTTCACATATTTTCACTAAATAAAGTACACTATTTTCTACTTGACAGGTACGAGAATATATGTTATAATGGGGAAATGAGGTACGCCGTTGAG